ACAACCATCAATCGAACTGACAGCGATCTCACAACCGAGGTAATTGATGAAACGGGAAATCGGTGCTTGGTGGCCGCCTTTTTCATAGAGCGAGCCAGCCAGAATCTTGCACTTATTCTCCTTACACTCGCCTGTTTCTTTATCGAACTCAGTGCCTTCCGGGCACCTATCGCCTTTCAAATAAACATCAGTAGTAAATATTGCTCTCCCGGTAGATACAGCCCTTGCAACGCAATAAAAAGTTTTGCCAGGGTCATTCGAGGAAGGCTCCATAGCAAAAGACAGACCAGACTTGTCAGAAATACTACTGAAATAAAGATCACAGCCAGCCGTAGGGGATGAAACTTTCTTATCAAAATAACTCATGTACCAGTAATAATATTCGGCATGAGCCGCCGAACCAAATAACAACGTGATAATCAACAATATGAACCGAGGCATAAAAAAGGGGCCTTTCGGCCCCTCCTCCTGTCACTGATACTGGCCGATTTTCAATCCCGTCAGCAGCGCGGACGCCATGAATGCGCCCAGCATCAGGGACCAGATCACGTCAGGCCTTGCGCATCGCGCCGATGACCAGGGCGAGGCCGACCAGCACCGCCACGGCGGCGATCACCAGCTTGGCCACGGACCCGCCATCAGTGCTGGCTTGCGCCAGAACCCCCTTAGTGGTTTCGTCGAGCAGCGATTCGGCGAAGGAGACGTTGGCCACGGCCAGGCCGACGGTGGCGATGGAAGCGTTGCGGAACAGGGTTTTCATTTTTTCCATGATTGGAACCTCATTAATTGCGCGCTTTGCGCATGGCGGAAATGATCAAGCCAGCCCCCAAACCAACGGCGAACAGCCCGATGGTCCCGGCGAAGCCGAGGCGGAAGGCCGACGGGTCGAAACCACCCATCAGCAGAGTCAAATAGCCCTCTGCCTCAGGCGGCAGCAGGTAGGTCTGTATCCACTCAAGGTGCGTACAGCCAACCGTGCCGTCCGCGTTCTGGACCCAGGTCTTGCACACTTGAACCGATACAGAGCCTTCCATTCGTGCAGTCCTCAAACAGCCAGGGAGGCCGCTAGGCCGTCGATCCAGCCCCAGGCGTAGCCGGTGGCCAGACCTACCGCGAACAGCGAGAGATAGCGGAGCATCGCGGCCTCCTACGGCTTACGCCTTGGCGTCCGGGGACTTGTCTTGTTTGTCCTGGCCCTGCGGCTGCTGGGCCGGGCGCGGGGCTTGGGCCTGCGCTTGCGGACGAGCCGGGGCTTGGGCGGTCGGCGCGGTCGGCTTGCCGCCCACGGCCAGCAGATCCACAAGGACCTGGGTATTGGTGATCCGACCGAAACGGTCTTGGGTCGGGCGGACCACGCTGGCGAACTTGCAGAGCACCGGCTGGCCTTCGAAGACGATGGCGTCCAGCAGGGTCGGCTCGATGTTGTATTCGCTGATCTCGAAGCCCTTGGCGTTGCCACGGGCACCTTCCGGGATCGGGGCGATGGACTGGACCGAGGCGTAAATCTCCCCGGTCTTGGTCGAGGTATAGGTGTCGGTCTTGGTGACCCACAGTTCGACGACGCCGCCTTGGGTTGCAAACATGTTCATCGGTGTTTCTCCTTCAATTCGCCTTTTTCGGCGTGAGTTGTCCCGCTGCTGCAAATTCGGCTGTTTCGCCTTCATTCAGCGGTGTTGGGTGAAAGTGATGTGTGGGGCGATCCCTTCGGGCCGGGCTCTATTCGCTAGCGAACCAAGCCAACCACGGGTGTTCGTCTCGGCCCATTCGGGTAACGATCCCTATCGCAACGTCGTCTCCGACGGCCAAGGGGAACCCTTCCCCTTGGAACCCGCAGAGCAACACCAAGGGCTCTGCCCTTGTCATCCCGCTCTTGCCGCCGAGGGCTCGGGAGCGCGGGGCGGAGGAGCTGCCCCACACTCCCCAGCGGAGGCTGTTTCAGGGGGGAGGCGTTCAAGGGTGCGCTCCGCCCGTGCTTCCGTTCGCCGGAACGGTGAAGCTGTTCCGACGAGCCGGGAGCGCGGCCCTTGACCGGATCGGCCACGGTGCGGGCGGCTTGGATCAGGCAGAGCAGGAGCAGCGCTTTCAGGGTGTTAGCGAGCATGGGTCAGCCCTCCAGTTGGAATGCTTCGCGCACGGGCACAAAGGGCGTGGGTTTCCCGCTGTCGTACACAACGTGCCAGTACTTCGGCGGACGCCGGGACGGGTCGTGTTTCGCGCAGAAGGAACGGGGACGGCAGAGCCAGCGGCCATCTTCCAGATAGGGCAGCCCAGGGGGCCGGCAGTCTGGACACGACGACGGGCTGTGCAATGGGATGGCCTGCCNGTCCGGGGCGTGGGTTTGGCGTAGGTAGTAGGGACTGGCGGTCATGGTTCATGCCCTCACCCCACGGATGCGGTAAGCCTGGCGGGCGCGTTCGCGGGTCAGGCCGAAGGAGCGGCGAGCTTCTTCTTCAGTCGGGAAGACAGCCACCAACTCTTCGACCCAGCGTTGGCATTCCACGCGGGAAATGCCCTGATGGACGCGATGCCAGCGGCGTTGCCGAGTCGGGCCGTGGAAGGTGCACATCTCTACGAGGTAGCGCATGGTCAGAACTCCTCCCTTTCCATCAGCTGGTGGACGAAAAGCGCAACATTGACCATCACGTGCTTGCCGATCTTGTACGCGGGGATATAGCCCTTACGAATCCATCCACGGACGGTTTCGTGCTCTTCCCCCATGCCAATCCAGTTCGCGAAGTCCCGCCACGGCAACACCGGAGGCGCCGCGCGGAGGTCTTGAGCCTTGATTTCTTCCACTTCCATGGCCTTTGCTGCACTATGTTGGTCTATAAAGGACTATGGTCTTGGACTATGTCCATAGACTATGTGCAAACAATAGCCCTTGGACTATGTCATGTACATAGTCCAAATAATGATTAATACCTATTGAATGAGCATCACAGATAGAGCTTTGCTATTGATTGGCCGTAGCAACCTAAGCGCCCTGACCAGAGCAGGTGCGACGGACTACAACCGATGGGTGAGCATCAAGCGAGGGAAGGCGCGAGTGGGAGCGGACGAGATTGAAATCCTCGGTAGCGTCTACCCTGCGTATCGATGGTGGCTTACCACAGGCGAAGTCATGCCGGAAATTGGGCAAACAAGCCCTGACTACGACGAGGCCAACCGAAACTTGACCAGTCAAAGCGCGGGATAGCAATCACACAGGAAGTAGCTAGGCGTTGGTATGCCCGCAATAGGTCGAATTGTTGATGGATGGCGTAAAGCCAGCGGCAGGAAAAAGAACTCATGCAGTTTAATATAGACGAGACTTTTGATCCCTGGATACCGCACATTTGCTCAAGGGTGTGGAGAGTGGTTTGACCATGATCACTATCAACCTAATTATGGGCTTTACCTAGATATCTCAGTGAAAGTAGGTTTTTCTGTGTTTTGAATGCTTCAGGTGCGACGTTGGATAATGTATTTAGAATGAGAGGGGTTTATGTCTAAGAGATTGGTGCTATTTAACCATAAAGGTGGGGTAAGCAAGACAACAACGGTTTATAATGTTGGTTGGATGCTGGCGGAAACTCATAGGGTTCTATTAGTTGATGCTGACCCCCAGTGTAATCTGACAAGCCTCATACTTAAAGACAATTTCGATGGCTATTATCTTGAGGATCAAACCAAACGCCAAAATATAAAAGATGGAGTCAGTCCGGCGTTCAGTGGAAAGCCCATCCCCATTACACCTATTGCCTGTCCTTCTAGTGAGCGGAACCAAAATCTATTTTTAATTCCAGGGCATGCAAATCTTTCAGAGTATGACGCTGCACTTACGTTTGCACAAAATTCTCATAACGCTATAGCTACTTTGCAAAATTTGCCCGGAGCGTTTAGTGAGCTAATAAGGCTAACAGAGGAGGAGTATAATATCGATTATACGATAATTGATTTGAACCCTGGCCTTAGCGCGATAAACCAGAACCTTTTCTTAAATAGCGATGTTTTCGCGTTGCCGACTAACCCAGATCCATTTTCAATAATGGCCTTGGATACTCTAACAGCCGTTCTACCTCGCTGGGCTGGCTGGAAAAAAAGCGCAATAAACATGTTCTCAGACTCGGCATATCCTTTAAGGGATGGCGTGCCGAAGTTTGGTGGCGCCTTCATACAGCGCTTTAATATAAGAAACGGCAAGGCAGCTGCACCCTATAGAGAGAATATAGATGAGATAAAACAAAGACTCACCGAAGAAATGCTTCCCATCCTTCAAGAAAATGATTTAGCTTTTGATGTGGATTTTTATCCCGCTGAACTAGTGAGGCATGGTTACTGTCTTGCAGAAATTCAAGATTTTGGAGGACTCCTCCCCAAAGCATATATGGCAGGCGTTCCAGTTTTTGCAATTACAGATGCTGAAATTGGTGAGGTTGGAAATGTGTTGAACTCTCTTACAGAGAAGAGAGATAATCTGCGCGCTAGAATTCAAAGTGCTGCCCGGCTACTAGAGCAAATCTTAGATAATGCATAGTTCATTCGCTATATTCCGCATGAACATGGGGCAGACGGAGTCTCTGCTGGTTCTTTATGATTATTTGGCGAATGAGTTAAAGGCTCCAGTTAGTTTTGACGATATATTGAGGTCGAAAATTGTTTATGCAGTGAGTGCATTTGATAAACTATTGCACGACCTAATTAGGGTTGGAATGGTTGAGGTATTTAAAGGGAATAGGGTGGCAACTCCGAAATATCTTTCGGAAGCTATATCCATGGCTACTGTTCAGCAACTTGCACCTGGATCCACTCCGCCTCCAGAAATTGCATTTGAGGAAGCAGTAAGATCAAAGCTTAAACTTCTATCATTTCAGGATCCCGATAAAGTCTCAGAGGGGCTTAGTCTCATATGGGCGGAGTCACATAAGTGGCAAAAAATATCGAATGCTTTAGGCATGAATAACAGTGAATTGCGGACAAGGCTAAAGCTTATCGTCTCTCGGCGAAACTCAATTGTTCATGAGGCAGATTTGAATCCTATTGATGGAAAAAAAATAGAAATCACTCGATCAGAGGCGATAGATATAGTCCAGCTTTTGAGGGCTGTAGGGGAAGAGATATACAACCAGGTCAGATAGGTTAATTAAAAGCAGGGGATATTGCCTGCCATATCTTCCGTGATAGAGAGGCATCCCTACCCTACTTCAGCTCCCTATAAACGAAATCTCACAGGTTATGGTATACCCAAGCCTATCCGGCCAATTAGCCTCTGTATACAAGAGAGAGTTTGAAGCATGAGCCTCTCTCTTGAACCTCTCACTGTCGAAAAAGTGTCGAAATCACTGGCTAACAATGGCCAGTAATGGCCACATGATAAATCCCGACACACGCTCCCCACCCAGCATTGCCTAGCGTTGGCCAGTTATGACCAACACCCCAAACGGCTCTGCACTTCTACGCACAAAGCGACGCCGACCCCAGCCCCTCCCGACGCCCGATGCTAGTCTTGCCCCATGACTCCCGACCTCGACCACCGCCTCGACCTCGCCGAGCAGATCCACTGCCTGCTGCGCGAGCATCCCGAGGGGCTTTCCGAATACCAGCTGATCCAGCTGCTGAAGGCCCGCCATTCGACGCATATCCCCCATCGCGAACTGGCCGACAAGCTGGTGCTGTTCCGCACCCATTTCCTCCTGTTCAACGCGCTCTACCACCTGCGCGACCACCTCTGGGCCGAGCGCGAGGCGCATCTGGAGATCAGCCCGCTGAACCTGTGCCTGCACCCTTACGTGGCCGGCACGCAGGCACTGGGACAGGGCGATCCGCTGCGCGACTACTACCTCGACCTGCGCCACCTGGGCCAGACCAGCGAGGCCGACGTCGAGCGGCTGCTGCAGAGTTTCTGGACGCGCATGCAGGGCAGCGAGGAGAAGGCCGCCGCCCTCGCCCTGTTCGAGCTGGAGGGCGCGGTCGACTATCCCGCCATCAAGCTGCGCTACCGGCAACTGGTCAGCCAGCACCATCCCGACCGCGGCGGCAGCACCGCGCGCCTGCAATCGATCAACAAGGCGATGGAAATACTGCAACGCTATTACAGCCGGCCGTGAAGCTTCGATTTGCTCTAACCCCGCGAGCGACGCGGGGTCGGGCCGTTCCTATACTGCGACATAAGGTCGCATAGGTCGGCCGAGCACCGGGTGGCGCTGTCCATGCGCGCCCGGCGCTTCGCTGGGGGGCGACCACATAAGAACGAGGAGGAAACGGCATGATCCATCATGTATGGGGGCTCTTCACCCATCCCGATCAGGAATGGCAGGAAATCCGTGGCGAAGAAGAAAGCATCAGCCACATGTACCTGACCCACATCCTGATTCTGGCTGCCATTCCGGCGATTTCCGCCTATATCGGCACGACCCAGGTCGGCTGGGTGGTCGGCGGCGGCGATCCGGTCAAGCTGACCCAGGCCAGCGCGTTGCAGATGACGGTCCTCACCTACCTGGCGATGCTCGCCGGGGTAGCGGTGATGGGCGCGTTCATCCACTGGATGGCGCGGACCTACGACGCCAACCCGAGCCTGACCCAGTGCATCGTGTTCGCCGCCTACAACGCCACGCCGCTGTTCATCGCCGGGCTGGCGGCGCTGTATCCGCACCTCTGGCTGGGAATGATCGTCGGGGTGGCGGCGATCAGCTACACGGTCTACCTGCTCTACGTGGGGATTCCCACCTTCATGAACATCCACAAGGACGAAGGCTTCCTGTTCTCCAGCTCGGTGCTGGCGGTGGGCCTGGTGGTGCTGGTGGCGATGATCGCCCTGTCGGTGATCCTCTGGGGCAGCGGGGTCGGCCCGGAATACACCAGCTGA